CGATGATCGAGGTCGACGGCAGCGCAATGGTGCGCGCGCCGGTGTCGACCAGCGTTACGGTAACGCCGTGAAAACGGCTGGCTGTGCTCATACAGGTACTCTCCAGAAACAACAAAGCCCCGCAGGGCGAGGCTTGTGTGGGTCAAACGGTGGATACAAAAACGCCCCGGGGTGCGGGGCGTCAGGCAAGGTAGTCAGCCAACCAGTCCGGCTCGACCGGGCGCCGGGTGGCGTCCGGAAACGCCTCGGATTCGGGCCAGTCGCGCAGGTCCATGCGAAAGCCTTGCAACGCCCGGTATTGATCAGCGCCAAGCGTGGTCGGCCGACCGGCTTCGGTTTCATCCCGATGGCGAACGATCAGCGTGTCGGTGCTCAGCAGCAGCCGGTCACGCCATTGGCGCTGTCCGGCGGCTTGCTGGGCAAGGCTGGGTGGCGGCCGGTCAACCAGACACGGCACACCGTCCTCGTCCAGAGCCACGACCTTGCCTGCCGCCGACGCGTGGGACAGTTCCAGGTACAACGCCTCGCTCAGTTCCAGCAGCTCGTGCTCAGGCGGCAGTTTGCAGGCCGGGTTGGGCACGCTGATCAAGGGCGGTATGGCGTCCGGATCGGGCATTTCAATGTTCGGCGCCGACGCACTGAGGTTGTCGGCATCTGGTGACCAGTCCGGGTCCGGCACATACACCACAGGCGGCGTCCACTCGGGATCAACCACGTCGATGCGACGTGGACCAAACACCGAATCACAGTAGAAATTCAACTGCGTGCGGTGCAGGTAATAGGTGTCAGTCTTCAATTTCCCCACGCCTCCCAATAACACGGCCCTACGCCGTCGTTGCCGTTAACCAGTGTGAACCCTTGGCGGGTCACGTCTTTGACGCCGTAGTTACCCACCGCGCTGGGCTTCATCTCGGCCTGTTGCATAAAGTGGACGCCGAACACCGCGTTCGGGAAGGTCATCGGCAGCGGCACCGCCACGGACGAATCCTGCCCGACACTGTTGGTCACCCCCCACATACGCATCAGTCCGGTGTCAGCGCATCGCCACCAACCGGTCACAGCTGCACTGCCCGTGTTTTTCGGGGCGTTGCCCGAGTGCCACACGGTGTAGGCATTGGCGCCCATCGAGAGCCCGCCGACCTTGAACTGGTTGTCCGTGTCCAGGCCAAAGTAGGCCCCGAAAATCCCTTTGCGGTGAAACAGCATCACCGCCGAGGCCGCGCTGTTGGCCTCGTTATGCACTTCCAGCGAGCCGGTTTCGCTGGTCATGGACGCGATATACGGCGAATTCCCAGAACCGCAATGCAGGTTGGAACCGCTGGCCAACGACTGGTTGACCTTGAGGTACTGCGCAGGCGGGTACTTGGACACGTCCCACAACGCGCCGCGCCCGTTGAACACGTCGCCGGTGGCAAAGTCGGCCGAAAAGATCTCTTTCGACTCACTGCCGTAATAGCCGATGTAGCGCAGACGCTGTCGGTAGACGTTCAGCGAGCCGACGCCCTCTTCAGACTTGAAGCTCATCGAAGGGCTGCTGGTGGTCAGGCCCGCAAGGGTCAGCGGGCCGGTCATGGTGTCGCCGGTGTTGCGCACGCGCTTGGCCAGTTCTTCATTGATGACCGTAGCGAAGTTCGGATTATTGCCCAGCGCGGCCGCCAGTTCGTTGAGCGTGTTCAACGCTTCCGGGGAGGAACCCACCAGCGCGGTAATCGCGTTCTCGACCAGCTGGGCCGTCTGGGTTTTGGTGTAGGCGTCCCCGATGCGGTAGCCCGCCAGCGTGGTCGCGTTGTCGGCCTTGGTCGCCAGTGCGGCCGTGACCGCTGCCGCGTCAGCTTTGGACGCCGGGTTGAAATTGCCGGTGTTCCAGAACGTCGACGGCGGATAGGTGACCACGTCCCACAAGGCGCCGCGAGCGTTGGCCACGTTCCCGCTGTTGAAGTCCAGCGAGAACAGTTGTTTGGATTGCGACCCGTAATAGCCGATGTAGCGCAACACGCCTTTGTTGAGGCTGAACCCGCCAATACCGGAGGCATCGCGAAAGCTGAGCGAGGGCGATACATCAGTGCCATTGCCGAGGGTCAGGCCCCCGGACATCTCATCGCCTTCGCGGGACACTTTGCGCGACAAGGCATTGATGATGGTGTTGGCAAAGTTTGGATCACCGCCCAAGGCGTCGGCCAGTTCTTTCAAGGTGTCCAGCGCACCCGGCGCGCCGCTGATCAGCGAGGCAACCAGCGCCTGAACGAAAGCCGTGTTGGCCAACTGCTGACTGTTGCTGGTCAGCGGCGCCGTGGGCGCTTTCGGGGTGCCGGTCAGCACCGGGCTGTCGAGCGCCGCTTTCCCCTGCAGCAAGTCATTGACTTGCGTTTTGGTGTAAGCGTCCTTGATTCCGTTATCGGCCAGTGTCTCGGGGTTGCTGCCCTCGATCACCACGCCGCGTTTGTCGATCAGCACCTTGGTGTAACTGCCGGGCTTGCGCGTCGGCGGCAACACTTCAATGATGCGGTCGTCCACGTACTGCCGGGTCGCCAGTACCACGCTCGGGTCGATTTTGAGCGTGACGTTGGCGGCGCTGCTGACGATGAAGTTAATGCGCACCACTTGGGTCTTGCCGGAGCCCTGTGCCAGCTCCGGTTTAAAGCTGGGCGCACAGTTGGCCACCGCCACCAGATCGCCGTCCGCGTCGTACAGGCCGATTTCACGAATCCACCAGCCGCCGACGTTTTCCGGGATCACCTGCTCGGCAATGATCACGTTGGTGTTTTTCGGGTCGATCTTGACCTGATTCAGCGGCGCGCGGCGGCGCTCGTTGATCAGCTTGGTTTGCGCCCGGTTGGGCTGCGGGTCGGCGCCGTTGGCATCGCCCACGCCCATCTGAGAAAACGTCCACGGGATGTTCATCGCGTCGGCGTTGGCCTGCTTGGCCTCGCCCACGGCCGTGAGGATCGCCATGAACTGGCTGCTTTGATCAATCATGAGTACACGTCCAGGTATTCGGTTTGATGTTCCCGGCCAGCCGGGCCGTAATGCCCCGTGACCTCGATGTCGCGCGGCGCCGGTGGGTACACGTCGATCACCTCACCCTCGTACAGGCAGGAAAAGACGTTGAGCTGGCCCGTGCTTTCAAGGCTGATCACCAGTTCGGTCAGCGTGCGGCTGAGCGGTTTGGCGTCATCGATCAGGGCTGTCAGCTCGCGGTACATTTCCTCGGTGATGCCGGTTTCCAGCACCCCGACCTTCAGCCCGAATGTGCCCGGCACCCCCATCGGTACGGTCTGCCACCACTCGATCACTTCCAGCAAATAACCCAGCGGCTCGACCACCCGGCGCAGCGCGCCGATGGTGCCTTTGTGGGCATGGATGAAAAACGCCGATTCAATCGCCGCACGTTTGACCTGCTCGCTCCAGCGGTTGTCCCAGCGGTCCACCGACCACGCCCACGCCAACTGGTGCAGCAAGTGCGCCGGGCAGGTTTTCGCGTTGTACAGGGTGCGAATCGGAATCGCCGGGTTGTGATCAATCGCCGCTTCGATGGCCCGCTCTAACTGTGTGCTGTTGAGCGGCAGCAGGCTCATCCGGCACCGCCTTGGGTCACGCTGTAGCCGATGCAGTACGCGGCTTGGTGCGTGGCCCGGGGGATGTCGACCCAGCCGGGCAAGTCCACGCGGCTGACGCCGGTGATGTGCAGTTGCGCGTCAATCGCCGAGCGCGAGATTTCCACGCCAAGGCGCCGACGCGGGTTGATCCAGGCCGCGAGGCGCCGGGTGGCTTCGGCCAGAATTGCTTCGTTTTCCGAGCCGGTCCCGGCCATGTGCAGCACCGCGTCAATGCGGTATTCCTGCACCTCGGCGCTTTGCACCGTGACCCGGTCCCCGACCGGACGTATGTCTTCATCACTGAGGTGAGCCAGCACCTTGTCCAGCAGCGGCTGGTCCGCCACGCCGTTGCCCTCCAGATGCAACACGGTGACCACCACGTGGGCCGGGCTCGGGCTTTCGGCCTGCGCGTCAGCCACCAGCGCCGAGGCGTTGCGCGCGTGCAGGATGTAGCTGTTGCGCGGCCCGGCCGTGGTCAGGCCCTCGTACACCAGTTGGATACGCTCGCGTAATGCGTCGTCCAGTTCCATCACCTGCGGCACCGGGGGCACGCTTTGCAGATCCGCTTCCTGAATCACCAACCGTTTAAGCCGCACGTTGGCGGCGAGGTGATCGAGGTCGGTGCGCTGGGCGTAGGCCAACAGCAGTGACTTGGACGCATCGTTGATCCGCGCCCGGATCTGCAGCCGCCGATACGCGCCCAGCTCCAGCAGCTTGACCACCGGGTCGCTCTCCAACGCCGCGTTCCAGTTGTCGCCCATATAGCTGCGAAACACCGCCAGTTCTTCCTGATAGGCGTCTTCAAAGTCCAGCGACTCCAGCACCTCCGGGGTCGGCAATGCCGACAGGTCCACGGTACTCATGCGCTCACCTCCATTGCTACGCCCTCGCCCCGGTACAGGCCCTTGAGTTCAAAAGTGATCACGCCATCGAGCACCGCCGACACCCGCACCGACTGCAACTTGAAACGCGGTTCCCACAGGTTTAGCGCGTGGGCGACCTCGGCCTGTACCGCGCTTTTCCAGCCCGCGTTGATCGGCATGTCGACGAACCGGCGCAACTGGCAGCCATACGCCGGGCGCATGCGCCGACTGCCCACCGGGGTGGTGAGGATGTCGGCAATGGATTGGCGCAAATGCTCGACGCCGGAAAGGGCCGCGCCGGTGTGGCGATCCATTCCGATCATCGCGGGTTACTCCGTCAGGCGTTCAAAATCCGGGTGGCTGTTGAGGTACTGAAACTGCTGATCGTCGACCGCCGTGGCACGGCCTTTGGCGACCGCAAGCGTGGCGCCGCCGGGCAGGATCAGGGTGCGGGAGGTGTAGACCTTGTCGCGGAAAGTGCGGACGGGGTCCGCGACCGGGGTGGTTTTTGAAAGGACAGGGGCCACGGGATCAGTGACTTTGTCGTCAGGTGTTTTGCTCATGGTGTTCTCCAGGTAATAAAAACCTCGCCGTAGCGAGGTTGGTTAAGACGGTGTGCCCGTTATTCCCGCACCGGGTGTTACGCCTTTATGGGTGTGCGTCGATCCGACATTCAGTCCGTTGTGGGTCAAGCTCGACCCGTTGATCGCCACATCGCCATTCAGGGTGATTTTCCCGGTCAGGCTGATCTCTTCGGCCTTGCCAGTAATGGCGCTGTCCGTGACCACCGCCGAGCTGCCACCCACGGCAATGGCCACGGTGCCGCTGGGCAAGGTGATGGTGTAGCTTTTGGCCTGCCAGTCGTA